CTCTACCAGCTCCCCGGCGCGGGTCGGCTGGGTAAGCTCCGACTCTAAGATGGTGAGGATTTTGCCCGCTTGTTCCCAATTTTTCGCCATTTCCTTGTCTCCTTTCGTCGCTTAGCGACGACCCTCGGCGGCGACCTTGGCCTCGGTCTCGGAGAGTCCCATCTTCTGGAACCTCTCCGTCCGTTTCTTCATGTCAGGCTCATAGTCACCGCTGCCTTTCGACTCGCCCAGGTCGCGCACCTTGCCGGGGGCCACTTTGGCGAGGTACTTGACCTCGTCCTCGATGGCCTCCTTCATTCCGTCCGTGCCCTCGGAATCCTTGAACTGCTTGCGCAGTTTGTCCTTGGCCACGTCCGGCAGTTTGCTTTCCTTGAGCAAGCCGTCCAGGTGCTCTTTGGCCTTGGCAATCTTTGTGGCCTTCTCAGACTCGGCCACCTTCTCCTCGGCCTTCTTTAAGTTGTCCTGCACCCCCTTCAGTTCGGTCTTAACCTTTTCGATTTCTTCGGTGTCGGCCGCCTCGGTAAGGCGCTGGATCTCCGCTTCTTTTTCCGCGAGCTGCTCTTGCAGCTGTTCAACTTCATTCATGGTATTTCCTCCGTTTGATTCGATGAGCTCGACCAGATCCGGCCGACGCTCGTGCAATTGCGCAAGCGTCAGCAGATCAATATCGCCCTCATCACTTTCCCGGGACTCGGTGGCCTCGACTTGGCCGCCGGCGCCGGCATACGTTACGAAATCGACTGAGCGGCCTTTCAGTAGCTGCTCAACTTTCATCGTGCGCTGGCCCTCGATCTCAACGTCCTTGGCCTTGCCTATGGCGCGGATGCTGAGTCCCATCGTGTGCAGCTGTCCATGCTTCCGCAGATTCGCCAGCTTCAGCTTCAGTTGCTCGTCGATGATCGCGGCCTCGCCCCGGATCGTGCCATCTTTCTCGGTGTGAACTTTCGATAGATTCCCTCCCCAATCGCGCACACTCCCTTCGGGCCGTGCCCGGTCCTGAGCGATGGTGGAGTGATCGACGAACATTTTCATGCCTTCGAAGATCTTGAAGTCACGCTTGAGCATCTCGGCTGGGTAGAACCGTTTTTTCGACAGGTTGAATCCAGGCGTGATGATCGTGACCGGCAGGACTGCCTTCCCCTCGTCATAGACGCCTTCAGTAAGTGGGGCGACCGACGCGCAGATATGTCGCTCGGTCACAGAAGTATCGAGTGGGACATAGCTGACTACTACCTCTTTCGGATTTCCCAGGGTGATCTTGCCTTTTCTGTCGAATGCGTAAGACATGCGGAACAGTTTGCCTTCAGGGCCGCGAGCGATGAAATGGCTCTGAAAGACATTCTCCACGCGATGACTTTGGTAGCCATCTTTCCCTTTGCCGAACTTTTTTAGTAGCAATCCATTCAACCGCTGGCGGATGTCATCGAATGAAAGGTGGACTTCACGCACTGCCCGCGGCATATCGTCGGGCTTGACGCCAAGGCGCCGATAGGCCGCTCGGATCTTGGCCTTGACGGCGCCGCGCGCTGCGGCTGGGATTTGAACCTTGCGGCCCCGGAAACCCCGCGGGCCCAGAGCGGCTGCTGCCCGCCCCAGCTGCGCCTTGGTTACTTTCTTCTGCGGGTTTTCCCACAGGCGCAGTTTCCAGCCCGACGGTTTATCGCCGTCGGGCACGTAGGCATAGGCTGCGGCAGGAAAGCGCAGGCCGTCTTCGGTCTTAAAGGCTTCGATCAGCATGGCTACTCCTTCTTGCGCACCTGCGCGCGCCCCTTCAGAGGGATAGCTGCTACAGGAGTCCCCGGAACGCCGGCGCAGTGCCGAAACTGGCGCACCTCTTCGATCAGGCTCAGCGTGCGCTCGCCCATGATTCGGTGAAAAAGGTCGCCGACCCGCACCCACTGCTGGGCGGTCTGCTCGGTCAATTCCAATTCGCGTTTGGTCAGCATGGTTGCCTCCTTAGACCAGCCCGATGACGGCCGCATCGATGTCGGTGATGCTGGCAAACTCCACGTCCACCTTCCCGTTGGCGTTGTTGAAGAGCCGCGGCTCGAAGGGGCCGACGACATAGAACTTGGTGGCCTCCATCGCCTTCACGATGTCCTTGATCCGACCGTCGGGACAAGGAACGCTCTTGACCGTCATGTTGCCGCTGGCGCCGGCGCCGGTCTTGATGAACAGCAGCGCCAAGCCGTCGTTGGAAAAGTCATCGGTCGCGGTGACCACCGCGTAGGTGTATTCCTTGATGGTCTGGCGGTTTGAATTTTGTCTCACGTAAGTTGCCATTGGTTACTCCTCCTTCTTTGGCTTGCGCGGCTGCGGTTTCGGCTTCGGCTTCAGCTTTGGCCCCTGCTTCGGCCTTTGGCTGCTGTTTGGGCCTTTGGCTGCGGCTGCAGCTTTGGCTGCGGCTTCGGCCGCCATTTTGGCTGCGGCTGCGGCTTCGGCTGCCATTTTGGCCGCAGCTTCAGCTGTGGCCTTGGCTGTCGAACAGAGAGCCGCCGCGATCAAAACCCGCTGGCCGGGCACGATGTCTACTGAAACCCGGTCGCCCGAGTGTCGGCCCACGATCTTGCCTTCCACAATTACAGAGGCGTTGTTCTCAATTTCGTTTCCATTTTTGTCTTCCCAGCTCATGATCTCCTCCTTAAACTACTGGTGCTCGCGCTGGCACCAACGCACAGCGACAACGAGGGTGAAAAGCTGGGTGCTGGTGCCCGCTCTGAAAATCGTTGTTGATCCGAATCGGCCCCTGCGCATGGTTAGCCCGGCAGATCGGGCACGGATCGGCAACCACTACGGTGGTTTTGAACTGATGGCCGCGCGCCTTGAACTGCTGCAGCGAGGATTCCGACATCGCGTTGTTCATCTCGGTGGTGGCGATCAGTTCGGAGCGGTGGCGCGTCATCTGCAGCAGCTCGTGCCGGATCGCTCGGCCCAAACCTGGGACGCCCAGCTTGTCGCGGATGCCGCGGCCTACCAGTGCCGCCATGCGCCGCCGGGTTTCCTCGTTGATGCTGGTGACCAGCCGCGCGGCGCTTTCCTCTGCAAACGCGGCCGCCTGGGGATCGCCCGGCCCGGGGCGCTCACCGATAACGGGCGGAATCGGAATGTCGCCGATCGCTTCCATTAGGAATCGCTTGATCAGCTCGTCGGCCTGGTCGATGCCAAACTTGAAGGCGCTCCGTAGGTTCTGCGCCAACAGTCCGTGAAGCATCGGCCCCAAGCGCTCGAGCACGGGTGCAAGATTCAGGCTGGCGATCTGCTGCGCCGCCTGCTGGTTGTCCGGGAAAGTGCTGGCCATAGTTTCCAATCCGAGCAGCTCAACCACCCGACCCAACTGCCGAAAGTAGAAAATCAAATCCTGCTTCGCGCGCCGCACCACCTGCTGGCCGGCGGTCGATTGGATCGCGGGCCTTCTCAGCACGACCTCCAAGAGGCTCATTTCCTCAAGTGCTGCTGTGTAGTCCATGTGTCAGACTCTCTCGAAATTCGCGCAGTGCTACGGCCAGCCGAGCGGCAGATTCAGCCGACTCAGGTGGGGCGGGCTGCGCGCCCTGCATGCGCTTAATGATCTCCTGTGGGTTGTTGATGAGCAGCGCCGTCAAGACCCGCTGCACCAGCTCGGGCTGCTCCATAAGCCCCGGCATGGCTTGAGCGAAGGCGGCGAACGCAGTTGCCAGCACGCCAATGTCGGCCTCGATGATCGGCGGCCAGTCACGGTCAACGAAGCGATCGCCTGTGAACTTCGCCTGGTCAAGTACGATGGTGTCTAAATCCTCGTAGACGCCGGTCCAGAATTGCTGGTAAGCCCCGAACTGCTTCAACATGGGAAGTTCCATTGCAGTAGCGGTGGCCAAGTTCCCGGTCGATGGATCACCGAAATAGTGGAGGAAAATTCCGACGCCGGGACTGACCATGAGCTTGAACATATCGCTGTCGTCACGCGCCTCCCCTGCCCCGGACTTGCGGGTGATCGCCGACAGATCCATGCCCTGATTCTCGAACCACGTCGAGCCGGCGGCGGCGGGCGGATTGGTTTCTGTGTCGCCGCCTTGCGTCAACGCGCTCGCCAGCGTCTTTCGTGCCGCCTCGAGGACGGCGGGTCCGCCCTTGACTTTGGCCTTCATGACGAACCGCGCCAGCGACTGCGTGATCGCTACCCGCGCCTGCATGAACCGGCGGTTTTCGCGCAGCCAGTCCAGCACTGGCATCAGCAGTGAGTTGCCCCGATTGCGGAAGGGATCAAGCGCGGCGTGGTAAATGACGACCTTTTCCTCTACCTTTTCGGAATTGACCGCTTGGCCGTTGGCATCCTTGCCCTTGCCCTCTACCTCTTTCTCCTCCTCCGCTTCCAGCGCCCAATCCCGATAAAATCTGGTAACCTGCCCGCCCGCATCGGTCGCAAAGTCGCGCTGGTAGTAGACCGGCGTTTCCTCGTCCTCGGGATGCGTGATGATCTTGCTGATTTGCAGCGGGTCGATGCGCCGCAGCAGCGGAGGCTCGCCTTCGAAGACTGCGAAGAATACTTCGCCGTCAATCAGCAGCTTCTGGCTTGACTTCCGCTGGCCCCCGGGCCCCAGCAGTTTGCGGTTCTTCCGGTGCTTCCAGAAAGCTTCGAGCAGTAGCTGGGCCTTCTGGTCCTTGGCACGGAAGCTCATGCCGGTGCCAACCGAATAGTCGGTCCAAAGGCGCACGGCCTGCTTGGCGAGCGGATCGCGGTGCCAGTAGAGTCGCGCGCGCTCGACCACCGCCCGGCGGCTGACAGCATCCATCTCGGCGCTCTTGCCCAGGCGTATCCAGTTGGCGTCCTCGAGCGCCAGCTCGATGTCGGCGCGCGACAGCGCCGCCTCGCGGATCTCGGGCGTCTCCATCAGGCCGTCAACAAGGACGGAGAAGGCAGAGTTGAGCGCGGCCTCGCTGATCGCTTCCGCGCCGTTCGTCTTACGGTTCGGCCAAGGCCACATTACGCCCCCCACCCCGCGTCAGCCCGGTCCAGCTCCGGGCTGATCACTACCTGCTCCTCGTACTCCGCGACAACTTCCTGCTTCTGTTCGTCGCCCAAGAAAATGAAACGTAGGCCGTGGATCAGCGCATCGACGTCGTCCTCGTGGGCCGCCTTCGGAAAAGCCGCGCACTGATCGAGTAGCGCCTCGGCCCAAGGGGCGCCAGCAGGCAGATGCACATGGCCCGCTTCGATAAAGCCGGATACGGAATTCGCGCGCTCCGTCTTCGATTGCCGAGCCGGCACGGGCATAACCGGCAGCAGCGGGTCGCCTTGCTTGCGCCCTTGGCCGCTTCTCCATGCCTGGATCAGGCTCTTGCCCGACGCCTTGTCCTCGACCAAGATCAACTGCGGGAACTGCCCGCGCAGACCTTGTAAGCGGAACTCTGTGTAGCCGGCGCGCAGCAGCTCGGGCCAGGCCATGCGCCGCTTGAAGCAGCCGAGAATGGTGACGTCGGCGCCCCGAACTCCCAGCGTGATGCAGGCCGAATAGGAGGCATCCGATCCCTTCTCCGCGCCTTCTTCTTCCGACTCGTAGGCCGTATCCCAGATCTGCAGCACATAGTCGAAGGCCGCGGGGATCTGCTCCTCAAGGCGGAACCAGGCGCGCTTGAGCAGCGTGCCCTGCGGAACAGTTGGGTTGCCCTGGCACATACCCTCGAAGCGCAGCGGCCCGAGCGTCTTGCGCTTGTCAAGCACGACCGCGCCGCCGCAGCGCTCCGGCCAGAGCGGAGCGTCAAGGCCAGCTTCAAAGTGCATGGTTTGTTCCGGCGGGAGCTTGCGGCAGAACGGGCACTTTTCTTTGCCCCCGTAGCCGACCATCGGCATGTGGATGATCAGCCAGCCCTGCTCGGCGAACCAGGCGCCGATGTCCTTTTCGTGCCAGCGCGTCATGATCGCGCCGACGCGCCCGCCCGGGACCACGCGCGTCATCGCGGTTGCCTTCACCCATTCGCGCAGCTTCTCCCGCTGGTGCGCCGTGGCCGTGTTCTCCTGGTCGCAGATGTCATCGAACAGCAGCTCGTCCATGCGCCCGCCCAGGATCGGCCCGAAGACGCCGGCGGCAACGAAGCTGGGGTCCTTGTCGCCGGGCGCCTTGCGCTTAACGAACCACTCCTTCTCAGCCCAGCCCTTGATGAAATCGGGACGCACCTTGCGGAAAATCTCGCGGTAGCGCGGGTTCTGCCAGATCGTATCGCGGACCGCTACGCTCGGCTTGTAGGCTTGCGTGGCGGTGTTCGAAATGAAGCCAAAGTGGCAGGTCGGATCACGCCCAATCCTCCAAGCCGCGTAGACGATCGCCACCCAGGTTGTCTTGGCATGGTCGGGCGGGGCGATGATCAGGAAGCGCCGCACCGACTGGTCGGCGAGGATCTTCAGCCACTGCAGATGATGCTGGGCCGGCTTGTAGCCGAAGACGTACTGCCCGAAGGCAGATAGGTCAACCGGAGCTAGACGGCGGTTGCCGCAGCTGCCCACATCAGCCCACTCCTCAGCTGTGTAGTTAATTCGGGCCAAACGGGGCCGCCCGGATTTCCGCGAGCCTGACGAGCGCGCGCGCTGTGCTTTCCGGGAGTTCGTCAACCCAGCTGTGCTTGTGCTCAATCGTTCCTCCGAAATCGACTTGATCGGTCTGGCCGAGAACCTGCTTGCCGAGCCAGATCAGCATCGTTGAAGTGCCTGCCTGTGCCGGCCAGGCCAGGGCGAGGCGCATCTGCGCTGCCCGCAGGTTCTTCTGCATTTCTGCGCGGGCCTTTTTTAAGACACCCGCAAAATT